AGTTGACTGAACGTCGACCCCTGCTGCGCCTGCGCCCGCGAAGACTTTGGCGTTGTTCGTCGTCATGAACACCGTGTTATACATGCGTGTGATTTCGCCGTTGATGAGCGGCTTGTTGTTGTTGCCGATCTCCATCATCGCACGGAACTCGGCGTCGTCGTAGAGGTCGAACTCCGTGTCTGGCGAGATCATCGCCACGTAGTTGCCACCGAGAGCCGGGCGGACGTTGTTCTTCTTGAAGTTACGAACGATCGCGCGCAATTCCTTGATCGAGAACTTGTCTCCTGCGGCGAGTGTCGCACGAGATGTCTTCCCGTTCGCATAGAACACGTTCGTTCCTGCGTTGAGGACTTCACGCATGACGACATCGAGTGTCTCTGCCGCCTGGTAGCCCTGTTCTTTTGTGTACTCCGTGATGATTGGGTCAACCATCTGGAAGTCGACGACGTCCGTGAACTCCATGTAGTCCCCGTACTGTTTCGTCGATACGCTGATGGCAGTCACGCCACCGCTTGAACCGTCCGGTGTCACACCCTCGACGAGTGGGTCCGTCTTCGGCGCAAGTTTCGTGATCTTACGGAAGTTGACTGTATCACCTGTGTGGGCAGGCATGTCACGAGTCTGTGCGAGTTTCTCGTGGATGAATTGTTTCTGACGAAGGACTTCGAGTAAGACCTTGTCATAAAAAGCGGCGGGTTTAGTAGCCGTTGAACCCGTACCAGAGTTCATCGTGCTAGTTGTGTTGATAGCCATTGGTTGGTCACTCCTTTAGGGGATAGGTTATTATAACCCGCCGATCAGAGTTCGATCCCCATAGATTCGAGCGTCTTCTGGAACTCGTCATCTGTGAGGTCTCCCGTTGATACGTCGGAGTTATTCACATTATTGTTCCCCGCATTAAGAGCCGCCGACTGTTGTCGTTTCTTCTTGTCGGTCAGATACTTCTGCCGACCCTCGTTACGCGCATTGTCGATCAAGTTGTCGAAGTTGGCGAGCTTGTACGCCTGCTCGAAGCCGAGATACTGGAGGTTGTTGTTGATGGCGAACTCGTGAACCGCCTCGACTTGCTCGTCGTTCAGCCCGTATCGTTCGATCGTCTCCTGGCGCTCTTTGGCGAACGCCTCTCGTTGCGCCTCGATCTGTTGCATCTCCTGTTGGCGACGCGCGGCGTCGATCTCCTTCATGGACTCCAGGTCGATTCCTCGTTCCTGCGCCTCTTTCTGGAGCATCTGCTCGTTGTACATGTCAAAGATTTGATTCGGGTCCTCAAGTCCGTTGTCGCGCGCCATGCGCTCCGTGAACTCCTTGTACCGTGTCAGCTCCTTGATCTGCTCTCGCATGTTCTTGAACGCCTCGTTGCGCTTATGTAGGTCTGGGTCGTTCTGCGGGTTGTCTTCATTATGTTCCGGGTCGTCCCCTTCGACTTCGCCTTCCGGTTCGCCGTCACCCTGTTCGCCGGGTACTTCCTGTGCGTTTGGCTCCTCGTCCGTCTCTGTCTCGGTCGTTTCCCCTTCCTCCGTGTAGTTCGCCTCAAAATCGGCTAGGAGGGCGTCGGTGTCAATGTCACCGCCGTTATAGATTTCATCTTCTGGCATAGCATGTAACTCCCTTCGTCGTGGGATTTAAGGGCATGGGCGACGAGTCCATACCCCTTCTATTCCCATATTAAGCTATTACTGACCGCCTTGCAACACCTGTTGTTCCAATTGAGGAATAATTTGTTTCAATTGTGCCTGGACTTCCTCTGGCGCCATCCCCTGCATGAGCATCTGGGTCGCCTGTTGCGCCGCCTGCATGGAGATGTTCGCCTGGTTGAGGAGTTCCTCCTCGTCCATGCGGCGCACGATGTCGTCCATGTTCGGGATGTTCTTGTGCTTGACGTACTCCTGCGGCTTCATGAACTTGACGTCCATCGGGTACTGATACTGCTTGACGAACAGGTCGTCGATGAGTTCGTCCGTGCGCTGACGGGTGATCGGCGCCTTCGTCGACACGTCCACGACGATATCGTACATGACGTCTGCGAAGTCCTGCCCCGTGTACTGGACGAACTGGGCGTTCTCCTCCGGCTCGTCCGGTGAGAGGAACCGTGCGAGACGTGGCTCGGTGTACTTCGAGATGATGAACGCCGTGACGATCTCGGTGAGGCGTCCGACGAACAGCTCGATCTCGAACATCTGGTCACGGTCACGCATGGTCGCCCGGTCGATGAGGGAGTTGACCCCTCCGGTCGTCTGGAGCGAACCGACCGACTGACCCGAGTACGCCTCGTTAATGCCCGTGATGTCGCGGATGTTCTGTTTCGCCTCCTGCGCCAGTTGGAACAACGTCTGCGGGATCGGCGGCGGCTGTACGAAGTGGATGGCTCGTGTCGGGTCCCCGTTGACGCGCCATGTGTAACCAGGGGCGTTCGAGTATTTCGCCACGTCCGTCGTCTTGAGACCGGACTGGATGCTGACGACCTTCTGCGGGTTCTGGGTCTGGAGACCCAACAGGGCGATGATGGACTCGACCTTGTTGACGATCTTCTGGTTGTCGAGGATGAGTTCACACGTCGACTTGCTCCAGAACTCGTTAATGTTGCGGAGGTCGTGGAGGTCGGCGAACGGGTACATGGCAGGCTCCAACGCCTTGATGGTCGTGACCACCTTGTCGTTGACGAGGTACGTCAACTGGTAGCGGTAGTTCCCCTCTCCCGTCGGAATCTTCTCATAGTGGCGGATGTATGTAGCCGTCTCCGATTTCGACTCGTGGTCGAGGGCATCCTGGAATGCACGTCCTAAGTCCTCCTGGTCGTGATACTCCACCCCCTCGATGTTCTGCATCTTGTGGATGTTCTTCACGAAGTCCTTCGGCTTCATCTCACGAATCTGGATGAACTCGGCGTCCTCCAGGCGTGTCGCCGTCGGGTCGATGTAGATGTTTTGCGGCGGGATGTTCTTGAGTTCGATCTCGCCCTCCCACTGGACGTCGCCCGACCCTCGGACCTCGGTGTACTCGTTCCAGACGACCTCGACGATCGACGTGCCGAGCAGTTTCGCCGTCGAGATGGCGTCACGGACGACACGACGTGCCTTCATCCGCTCCATCTCGCTCTCGACGACCCGGTTGAGGATGTCGACTGGCTCGACACTCATGCGCCCGACCGCCCGTAGCTTGCCGACCGGGTTCTCGATGGAGAAGGCGGCGGTCTTCATGGACTTGACATAGTGGATATAGTTGGTGACGGGCGTAGGGACGAACGGTGGGAGTCCCATGTCCTTCCATTGTTCGCCTTTGTCGAACTTGATAAGCTCCTGCCACGTCTCCATACGTTTCTGCTTGTGGTCCTTCGCCCGTTTATACTGGGCGAATATCTTCTTCTCTTTGCTGTTCTCCATTCAGCTCACCTCACTTCCATGCGTTCCAGATGTTGTTGATCTGGTTTTCGATTTCCGGCGGGAGCTGACGCTCCTGCTCGATGTCCTGCTTTGGTACGTGTGTTTTCTCCTCATGTTTGCGGAAGAAGTAGCCCCCGACGAAACTGGAGAGGACGAAGATCGCCCCGATCATACCTTCGATCATGATTGTGCCTCCTAGTAGTACATGTAATCGTCCACGAACCCGGCGTCATTGTCCTGCAATGCGAACGGGAGGTGGTCGTCGTTTGATTCTGGCAACCATGTGCCGGAGTAGACGGCGTGGTTCGGGTTGTCAAGCTCCGACGGGTCGTCGGGTAGCTCGAACACGATGTAGCGGAGGACGTCGATGAGGTGGTTGTCCTTGTCGACTGGCTCCTCCTTGTAGTCGCCCCCGTCCTTCGGTTTCTTCCACTTGTAATTCTCAAGCTCCCAGAGCAGGTTCTTGCACTGGGCGTTGATGACGAGTCGACCGGAGTCGAAATAGTTGTACAACTTCTGGATGGAGTCCATGAGCTTCTTCGTGGACCCCCGATAGAAGATGCCGTACTCGGCGTAGTTGTCGAACGTCGAGTTCATGTCGTCGTTCGAGCGGCGTTTCCCTGCCGCATCCCCGACCGGGGACATGACCTGGTACGGGCTGAACCGCATGTTGCGCGCGTTGAACTCGGCGGCGTGGTTCTGGACCGACTGCTGACTGACGTAGTACTCGTCGAAGACGTGGAGCTTGCCCTTGTCCTTGTCGAGTTGGAGCCAGAGTGTCGCCGTCGGGTCCTTGATACCGAAGTCGGTCCCCCAACGGATCGGGTCACGGGCGTTGACCTCGTCCCGGACGGTCCAGTCGACGATGCGCTCCTTGAACTGCGGGAAGATGAGTCCCTCCCGGTTCTCGAACGACCCGTCGATGAACCGCTTGACCCACCAGTCGGGGTTGGTCGCACGGAGACCGTCGATGAAGCCGTCCGGCAGGAAGATGTTGAGGTCTGACGCCGAGATGTGCGTGGCGTAGTCCGGGTAAATCTTGTCCTGCGTGAATCGGTTGACCTGTTTCGGGTCGTAGATGGTCGAGTGGAGAAGGAACTCCGTCTTGATCCACCCGTCGTCCGGGTTACTGGACAGGATGCCGATGTGGTTCTTCGTCGCCGCATGACGGAGACGGGTCTTCAACTGCTCGAAAATTTCCAGTTTGACCTCGGACGCCTCCTCGATGTGGAAGGCGGTCAAGTTGAGGGAACGGAGCTTACCCTGGTCGTCGATCGCACGGAACAGGACTTGATGCCCGTTGTGCGTTGAGAGGACCCCGCTTGATCGGTTGAAGTTCTTGACGAGTTCCGGTGGGAACTGCTCCAGGAACATCGCCATCGACGTCTGTTCGAGCGCCTGGTAGGTCGGGGCGCCCATGAGCGTCCGTCCGCCCGGCGTCTCCAGGATGTGTCGGATGATTTCCTGGACACTGGTCCGTGTCTTACCGGAACCGTACCCGCCTGCGAAGAGCTTATACTTCGTCTTGTCGGCGTGGAACCGTATCTGGTGAGGGAGCGGCTTGTAGTGGAGCATGAAGTTGTTACAGTTCGAGCAATACGAGGACGACTCCTCGTCGTGGCGGGTCCACGCCTCCTTGCACTGGGTACAGTGGGTCGGGGCCTTATGTAAGAGCGGTGATGTCATGCGTCTCGCCCTCCTCCATGTCCGCATACGGCGACGGGATGTAGTGCGTCACGGTGATGGTCTGGGGTTGGTACTGCATGTCCAGGATGCCGGACGATTCGAGCAACACCTTGAGGGCGGTGACGTCGGCGTTGGCATAGACGCCAGGGTCGGCGGTCGCCAGTTTGACGAGCGCCCGGTCCGCCTGGGTCTTGAGGTGGTATGCGTACCTTGACTTGAGATACTGCTGAATCTCCATGTCGCTATGATGCTTGTCGAACAAGGAGCGATGCTCGTATGGCACCGTCTCCTTCGTCCAGAAATAGCTCTCCGGGAAGTACGTGTTGATGACCTCTTTGTAAATCTCTAGGGATGTACTCATCGTAACGGCTCAAGAGCGAACGATCCGTAGACCGAGATGCTCGTGTTCGATGTGATGGTCGAGTTGACCGATACCGCCCCGGAGCTGGCGATGGCGAACTGGACGAGCTGACCGTTGTTCGCCTGGAGCGGCATGTAGGTCAGCTTCGACGGACGTAGACCCGTCGGGAGCGTGAAGATGGTCGTCCCCGCCGCCATTGCGTTCGGAAGCGTACAGATCAACTCGATGTAGACCCGTGTCCCCTCCTTGTAGGCGTAGCCCGTCCCCGATATGGTCGCCCCTCCCGTGAGCGCCGAGATGGTGTGGATCGTGCGTTGCGTGAGGTCGTTGCGCAACTGCGTCGTCGCCGCCGCGAGTGTGCTGACATCGTACTGGGTCGCCATGCGAGTCCACGGGGACCATGTTTCGTTATCATCGTTGTAGAACGTGTAGTACGTGTCGCCAGCCAGGTAGCGGAACTCCTGGTAGATGAAGATGGTCGAGAACGGTCCGTAGATGAGGCGATGGTTCACGATGACGTGGGCGTCATCGCCTGCCGGGTACCAGGTCTTATCTGACCCTTTGTGGACGAACGTCCCGACCGCCTGGGGACGGGTCGTCGTCTCCTTCGCCTTGCCGTCGGATTCCGTGAGCTTTGCCAACTGCGCGCCGTCCCATTTCGTGCGGTCTGATGCCGATACGTGCGGCACGAGGTTGTTGATATGGTTCGTGAGGTTGGTGATATTGTTGTCCCAGTTCGTCTTCTGACCCGACGTGACGTGGATTGCGTTGTCAGCCAGGTGGGTAGATACCGCCTGGGGCATACGAGCCGACTCGACCTTGCCCGCACTATCGAGCAAAAGGAGTCCGTTCGGGACTCCCTTTATCGAGTCGTCGATCTGTTCGAGCTTGATCTTCGACATATGTATTCCTCCGTTCGTTAAGCTGTTGGTTCTTCCGGCACTGGGATGAGGTCTTCTCGTCCCATCTTCTTGAGATAGGCGTCAATCCCTGCCTGTAAGTCCGGTCGACGGGAGATGACATACTCGTAAGTGTACGCCTCGTCGATGATTCGCTGACCCATGTAATCTGCCATCAGAGCATCCCTCCAAAGATTAAGTCGTCGATCGCCGTCTGCATGAGCGCCTGTTGTCGCTTGAGGTCCTCAAGCTCCTCCTCCTGCGTCATCGGTCGGTCAACATATTTGAAAAACACAGACTGGTCAGTCAAGTTGACATACATAATGGCATCCTTACCGTGTGTACTTTCCGGTTGCGGGATTTCTTGCAACTCAATTCCTGGTGAGGACGGTCTTTCCAAGAAATCTAAATTGATAATCTGCTCAACTTTTCCTTCATTGTCGTACTGTAAAAACCACATGTTTACACCTCATTTTAAGTATATTTTAACAAGAGAATTGTATCTAGCGGAATCTCCGCTACCGCCGCCTTGAAGTATCTCGATATACTTCCCTTC